AATAGAATCCATAATAGCTTGTAAGTTTTGACCAGATGGTTGTAGTAAATATGGTTTTAAGTTTGGTTCTAATTCATCAGGCATTTCTATAACTGCACCAGCACCAGCACTTGCATTTACACTTGGTGTTTTAACTAATGATGGGTGGTTAGTTAATCTTATTAACTGTTCCATTTCAGAGTATTCGTTGTAGATAGATTTTTGCAGATCAGCTATATCAGTTAAATCAGATTGACCAATTCCTCTTTTGTGAGATTTAGAATTGTATAAAATAACTGCTGGTATCTTGCCAATCATATTAGGTACAGTATCCATCAATTTAGGTTCTTCTCTATCTGGCATATACACAGTATCTATTCTATCACGATACCAAATTCTCATGTATGTACCACCATCTCTATCAACTTCTTCTCTTACTTTTAAATAATTAAGTTCATACTTACCATTAGGCATTCTTTCATAATTCCAATCTAAAACATTTTCTGGAGTAACGATTGAAACATATGGTCTTATATCTTGATCTAGTTCTTCTGCTTTTGTTTCTGTTTGGATATTAGGTTTATCTAAAACCATAAAACAATGACCATAGATTGATGCGTAATTTTGTGCTTGTTTAACTACTGAATTTAAATTGTTACCCTCTAAATCTGCGTCTTTTAAAAATGATTCTAAACTAGCTTCATCTTGCATAGAACCAAAATCTCTACTTGGTCTAACTCTAAATAAAAATGATGAGTAAATTTGAATAATATTTTTGCAATGGTTATCACATGGAGTATTAGCAAGTCTTTGATTGAACTCGTTATCTAATTCTAAATTATATCTGTTAAGATATTGACCTATCATATAGTCATAGCCACCATTATATGATCTGATGTAATATTCCCAATTATTAATTGTTTCTGAATAGTCTTTGTGGGTTTCTATTGCTTGATCTCTAGTGTATGCCATAAATTACTTCATTGTCCATCTTGTAGGAGAATTAAATCTTGCCTGTGTGGTTAATGGTTTTAAGTAATCAATCATGTAACCAAGTGCGTCGTTCATATGATCGAATCCATCTTCCTTATCAGGAATATTTGTATTCTCTTTGTATATTTGTCTTTGTAAACCTTTTATCAAGGTTTTGCAAGATTGTGAAACAAAAATATGTCTTTCTCCTTTAGAATCTTTAAGCCTACTATTAACTGCATTCACTCTATCACGAATAGCTGGGTGTTTGTGTTTTACCTTAACTTTGAAACCAGCATTTTGAAGTATTGATAAATCAGTTCTACCACCAGCAGATGTCTTACGTTGTTTAGAAGCTGGGTCAGGATATATAAATATTGGAATCTTTGTTCCATATCTATCTCGTAATTCTTGCACCATTTCATCAGTATTAGAGCCATAAATAATTACTTCATCTACAAAATAAACTTTATCTTTTTCTATTTGTCCTACACAAGCTGACATTGGGTCAACGTTAAAGTCCATTCCTATATGTAAAGGTTTTTCCCAATCTATTTGACGTTTAACAACATTATCAACAGGGTGGAAATTATAATAAACACTACCAGCATAGTTTTCAAATGTACCCTCAAACTCTTGTCTAAAAGTTCTAATATCAATATCTTGTTTAGCTTGTTCTATTTCTTCTGGTGTAACCATACCACCTTGAATAGTAGTGAATTGGTAACTATCCCATTCATCATCTTGCTTACCTTTAAGATACATTTCATAACTCCAATTACCATAACCTTTAGGAGTACCACACATTAAAACACTTCCTAATGTATCAGCAACACTAGCACGTAAAACTTCAAACCATGCTCGTTTATCTATATCTGCAAACTCATCTAATATTAAAAAGTTAATTCCTGAACCTCTTAATGAGTCATAATTATCTGCACCTTTTAATGAGATTGTACTATTAGATTTTCTTATCGTAATAGTCATAGTGGTTTCGTTAATATCTTCTATCCAATTAAATTGATTAAGCATTTCTTTTAAACTAGCCCATGCAATCTCTTTAGCCATTTTAAACGTGGGTGCTACATACCATATTTTTTGTTTAGTTTTAGATGCGTACTTCATCATCTCTGTTATACAAAGATAAGTTTTACCAAATCTACGACCTGATATTAAGACTCTAAATCTAGCTTCTGAATTACTTACTTTAAGCTGGGGTTTTGTCAGGGATATTTTCATTACAGAAATAAGTAATATATAGTTTATCCTTATTTATTTTTTCTTCCTGTCTTGTTGCATATTCAATAGTTAATTGACTTCCACCTATAACACACTCTGTCCAAGTGTTAAATTGTTTATCAATAGTCATTGTATTGTTACAATAGCCTGTAATTGCTGAACAGATACTAAAAGCTAATATAAATTTCATTAACCTAATGGGTTCTTATTAGATTCTTTTAACTCTTGTATCTCTAATTTTAATACTTCTATTTCTTTTTGCATTATAGCAATCTCTTTGTCTTGATTTGTTATTGCAGAAGCATTTGTTTCTATTCCAGATATATCAGGTGCAGTAGCAGTTGATAATTGTTCTATTGTAGATTCCATCTTTGCAAACTTTGTAAATCCAGCACCAATAGATGCAATAAGACCTAGTATTACAACTATGTTTGTTAGATTGTCTTGTATTTTTTTAACCATTTTTTAACTCCTGTAATTCTAAAAGTAATAGCCTTTTTTTAGACTTAATTTCATTTAGTTTTTTTATCTTAACTTCCATTATATCATTAGCAATATATTCTACTAAATCAACATTAGCATATATAGACCTATTATCAAATATCTCTATCTGATTCAAATAAATATCTTTAGGCTTGTAAAACTCGGTATTATTATAAGCAGATAATGATACTTGGTCATTCTGCATAGCATCTAATTTAATAATGTTTTTAATAGTTAAGTTTTTAGCACTATCTTTAATCTGTTCATCTACTTTAGCCATAATCTTGTCTATTTTAGGTTTCTTTGTTTTCTTCTTTGCTACCTTTGTTTTAATCTCTTTTTTAGGTGCTTCTTGACTAGATTCTTCAACAATTTCTTCCTCTTGTATTTCTTCCTCTTTTTCCTCAACAGCTTCTTCCATAATTTCTTCGGTAATCATTTCTTCTTCTAACTTTTCCTCAATCATAGTTTCTTCCATAACCTCTGGTTTCTTCTCTATAATCTCTGGTTCTTTCTCTGGCATAGATACAATCTCAATAGATTCTTCTACTTCAAATACTTCTTCTAGTTTAGGTTCTTCTTTAATCTCAAATGTAAATTCTTCTTCTAATTTTATTTCTTTAAATGTTTCTTCTTGTAATTCCTCAAAGACATTGTTTATTTCTTCTATTATCTCATTAGATATAACTTCATCATCATAAGTCATAGTAACAACAATATTATCTACATTTGCACCACCTAGATTAGAGGGTGCATTAGCATCTGTACCAGCTATATTTAGATTACCAAGATTAGAGTCTTGTCCATTGTATATAAGTCTATCTGTAAAGTTAGCACCATTGATTCCTGTAACATCAGTTCTAATAGTAGTGTTTGTGGCTAATACATTGCCATCTGAATCTTTTATTTTTAATGTAATTGTAAATGTGTCTGCATTACCACTACCACCCCAACAACCAGCTACTCCACATTCTCCATTCTGTACTTCTACTGTGCTGTTAAGAGTTATACCATTATTAAGCATAGTTTGATTTATAGAATCAGTAGTTAAATTAAACTGTTGTTCTATTGAACCACTATCTCCAAACTCTAAATCATAATTTGATGATACACCATTAAGTTCACAGCAATCATTTAATACTTGGACATCTCCATTAGTAGTCCAACCATTAGCATTGCCTGTTTCAAAGTTGCCATTGGTTATTAAATTATTTGTCGTCTTTTCTTCTGCTAAAGAAGTTGTAAGGGTTAACATCATCAACAAAACGATTGATACGATATACTGCATATGCCATTACTCCTATAAAAATTACTAACCAAATCATTTACTCATTAACCTATCCATATGAGCATAGATTCTACCAATTACTTTATCCATACCTAATATCTCTTGTTGTAGCATAGCCACCAATGATTGTAACTCAACTAATGTAATTAAAACCCATGTAGATAATCCCATTAGTATTGTGCCTAATAAGGGTACTATCCATTTATTGTTTTTCATTTTGGTTCTGTCCAAATAATAGGTTTTTTCTTCGGTAAGATCATTTGCTCTTTTTCTAATCTCTTATCTATCTTTTCTCTTTTCTTAATTCGTTTTACATATGTTTCAAAGTCTGGTCTTTCAAATTCATATTTATTCCATATAGCAAGTGCTTCTTTGCCAATCTTTCCATCTACTGGACAAGGAGTTCCAGCATTAATCATAGCTTCAAAGACTCGTTCATCTTGGCATAATAAAGCAACAGAGCCTACTTTCATTCCAAAGTCATATAATACTTTAGCTAATTTAATTCTTTCACAGTTCATATCTCTATTAGTTTTACCACCAGAGAATCCTGTACCAAATGTTTGAATACCTACTGATACTCCTGTTGCACAGACATCTTGGCTTTGTGCAGAGAATGATGGTGCAGACGCAGTAGGTGGTGCTGATTTAATGTTAGAGTTAGAGGTTGAGTTTGTTGTAGTATTTGATGATGACCCTGATTGGTAAGTAGTAGTCGCAGTAGATTCATAGCCACCCTCGATTGCTGTGTTACTCCCACTTACGTTCGATTGTGTCGAACCTGAATGTGCTGGTCTTACAAAGATAGCCAATAAACAAAACAATACAATTAATATGCCTGTAAAATAATAGTTCATATTTGTTATCCTCATAAATTACTTTTTCTTTTTCTTTTTAGGTACATCTGAAATAAATCTATCAAATAAATAACCCATACAATTATCTATCATTCCAAATAATCTATAAAAAAATTGATCTATCATATCTTAAATCCTTTTTTCCATGATTGTATTGCCCAATAAGCTGGAGATAAATTCTTCTGACCTTTTACTTTAGCAAGTATTGGTCTAAATCTTGCCATAAATGATCTTTGTCTAGCTGGTATATTCTTTTTGATAGACATAGTTTTAGAGCCAAAATTAACTTTCTTAACTCTGCCTGTACTTCTGTCTTTTACAAATACTTTAAACTTCTTAACATCTCCACGAGATGGTTTATTAAGTTTTACAGTTCTATTTTTATATTTAGCCATGTGGCATAAATATCACAAAACTATCTCTTAAAGAACCTTTTTCTCCATTCGTGGCAAACGTAAGTATCTTTAACACCTTTACTTCCCCACCTACCACAGAATGATCTTTTGTTAGAATATAAACCACAGTTACCACAGGCTTCTGGCTTCATACTTTTATGAAAAGATTGAGGTAGAGAATAATCTATTATCTCTCCATTAGGGTAAAAATTACTTCGTTTCTGTTCCATGCTCTATTAATTTTCTTTGTTGTTTAATAACATCTAATGCTTTATTTAGTTTTCGTAAAGCAACATCTCTTTGAATCTTAACTTGATCGCACTCTGCTCTTGCTTGATCTCTCTGTTGTCTTAATTTTAAAAATGTATTCTCTCCTATTTTATTTTGTTCTTTCATTGTAGATTCTAATATTTCTTCTAATCTCATATTATCTCCCTTGTTGGTTATATTTTTTATATGATCGTTTTTTGTTTTTATTCATAGATGACGTTTTGACTCTACCACCACCTATTGAAGTTCTTTTGTGTTTCTTTTCGTACAGTACAACTGCACCATATACATTACCCTTTTTCTTTGCCATTTAAGTCTTTTACTTCTTCTGCTTTAGCTTCTATGATTAATGGTAGTGGTTCAACAACAGTTTCTTGTACTGTTCTGTCTTTCATACCTAGATAATTTTTAGATAACCATATCATCATATTTGGATTACCTTTTAAAGCACTAGCCCACATTCTCTTTCTTAAACTAGCTTTACCAATGTTTTTATTTTCCTCTACTAAATCGGAGAATCTTCTTTGTAGTGTTCTAGCTGATATTCCTACAACAGAACCTATTTCTTCTTGGGTACAACCTATTTGACTTAAATTTGCTATTACTTTCTCATCTACCTTTTTATTGGGTCTGCCCATAGATTTTGTCTTAATTGTGTCTTTTGTCTTATTTATGTCGCTTTTCATAATAGGATTATTTTAACAATTTTGTTAGTAAAGTCCATAGTTTGGGGTTTTGTTTAAATACTTTCTCGTAACCATCTCCAACAGCTTGTGCAATAGGTTCTTCTCCTCGTTTATTTACATCTATATCGGCATGATTAATAATTATATGAAATAACTCGTGCATTATCGTATTGAATAGCTTTAATCCTTTT